AAGATCATTGATCACGCCAGTCCTGAGCAATCCTCGGGGATCGTGGAGCTAGGCAGTGACGGTTAAATGGTGGGATGCCTAGATATACTGGGTAAGACCCGGCGTTTATCCCTGCGTGGCAACAGAAGAGGGATGGAGGAACCGGGGGAGCGCAAAGGCCCCCACCAGAAAACCATAAGGGGAAGATGTGGGGTGGGTTGGAACCAACGTATCCGCCTCGTCGCGCCCGCGACCAACCTCGAACCGTTCTACCCTTGGGCGTAAGGCGTTGATCTAAAACAAAACACGCCAATATTTTCCATAATACATGTTATGCGACAATGAAATGATGGCGGATGCCCCGTCCGCCCAACGATCGCCCGTATCCCCCAGTGAGTAAGGGCCTTACCTTTTTGATGTTGTCCTGACCCACGTTTCCACCCACAAGAAAATCTTTTTTTTTCGTTCACGGCCGAGGGGGGGGTACCCCGGCGCCGCGGTTGCCGCGAGCCTCGGTGGGGCCCCGGTCCTAATTGTGGGGAGTAATTTTCGGAAACCTCTTTTTGGGGGGTGTGTGGAATGTGCATGGCTTTTCTATCATCGATGGTTGGCCGAGCCGCGGGCGATGCTTTACGCGGCGGGCGTGACAATGGGGATGCGGATGCCCGAGATGTCCCGGAGCCGAATTCATCGAATATCAATTCGGCTTTTTCTAGTTTACGCTCTCCGTTGAAGACGATCAGCGCGACTGGGCGCAAGGCTTTACGGAATGTTATGGGGGAGATTTAGGATGGGTGGTGGGCTGTCTTCTTCTGCGATTAGTCCTACCGCTGTAATTATTCCGTACTCGCCCCGGGATTTACAGGATTTGTTTCACGGCAAGGCGAAGCGGTTTTCGGTCGCGGTTTGCCACAGGAGATTTGGTAAGACGGTGATGGCGGTCAATCATCTTTTGAAGGTGGTTTTGACGTGTCCACATCAGCGGGCGCAGGGTGCTTATATTGCGCCGACTTACGGCAGTGCGAAGCGCGTTGCGTGGCAGTTTCTCAGGGAGTTTGCCGGGGTGATCCCCGGGGTTAAGTTTAACGAGGCTGAGCTTCGTTGCGATCTCCCGGACGGCAAGCGGATTTGGCTGCTTGGTGCTGAGAACCCGGATAGTCTCCGCGGGATGTTTCTCGATGCTGTTGTGCTTGATGAATATGCCGACATGAATGCGCGGTTGTATCCTGAGGTAATTCGACCGTCTTTGGCTGATCGTTTGGGGTCGTGTCTTTGGATTGGGACGCCGCGGGGGCAAAATCAGTTCAAGGATATATATGATCATGCTTTGGCGATGATTGAGCAGGGAGACCCTGATTGGTTTGCCATGCGGTTCCCGGCGAGCGAGACGGGGATTTTGCCGCAAGAGGAGCTTGATGCCGCGAGGGCGACAATGGATCCGAGCCAGTATGAGCAAGAGTTTCAGTGTTCCTGGAGCGCGGCGCTTATAGGCGCTTATCTCGCGGATCAGCTTGATAAGGCCGAGGCTGGCGGCCGAATTGGGAATGTGCCTTATGACCCCAATCTGCCCGTCACAACCGCTTGGGATCTTGGAATTGCTGACGCAACCGCCATCTGGTTCGCACAAATATACCGGGGAGAATTACGAATTATTGACTTCTACGACGCCAGCGGAGAGGGGCTTCATCATTATATCGCCGAATTGCGATCACGCTCTTATGTGTATGGGCGCCACTACTTCCCACATGATGTCATGGTGCGCGAATTGGGAAGTGGATCGTCGCGGTATGAGATGCTGTCGGCGCTGGGCATACGCCCCACGGTTGTCCATAAATTGACTGTACAGGATGGGATTGAGGCGATGCGGGCGATTTTACCGCGGTGCTATTTCGATCGTTCTAACACGGCGTCGGGGCTGAAGGCGTTGCGCCATTATCACCGGCAATTTGATAGTGTCCGCAACGACTGGAAGGCAAAACCAAATCACGATTGGTCGAGCCACGCGACTGACGCTTTTCGGTATTTCGCGGTTGGTTTGCGCGACGACGACGGGGATGATAGCGATATCCATGTGATGGCGCGAACGAAGACCTTGCCTGACGGGCGACCGTTGGTGCTGACGGGAGCATAGAATGGCTGATACGAAAAGAACGTCGGCCGATCTTCTGACCAATTTGTTCCAAGACGGTCAGTCGGCCGGTGCGATTTCCGAGAATGATGTCCGCGATTTTATCGTCTCGGCGGTGCCAACTTTTGGATATTGTTATGTCTCCACTCCAGCCGAGACGTCGGTGGCGAGCCAATCTGTTTATTTGAAGGCGGCCGGGACGACGACGGGGGGGGGATCGAGTGCCGATATGAGTATGTCGGCCACTAATCGTTTGGCCTATTCGGGCACTCCAAACCGCCATTTTGTCGCCACCGCCTCGATTTGCTTTAATAATGCGGCCGGTAATATTTTGGTGGGGGCGAAGCTCTACCATTACGATAATAGTGGAAGCTCGGGGGCGGTCATTGATGCCAGTGAGGTCCGGGTTAATTCAGACACCAACTCGAACATCTCCGCCATTACGCTGATCGGCGAAGTCCAGCTTTCGACTTCTGATTATCTTGAGGTCTGGATTTCCAACGAGACAGACGCGACCAATATCACCGTGCAGAAAATGACTTTCATGGCGCAATCGATCTTAATCTAAAGTGGTCGAGATCGTCCCCGGGTGTTATTCGGATATTGTTTATATCATGCGGCGTCTGAGGGCTTGGGATCTTGCCGAGGTCGAGGGTGAGGCGCCAGGGTTGGCGCCAGAGACCCGCGCTATGCAGCTTCTCGCGGGCCTGAGCCACGTTGCCTTGGTTGGGGGTACCCCCGTTGCCGTTGTTGGTGTGACGCCTGTTCGGGAGCGTTTATGGTGCGCCTGGATGTTGACGACCGATCGGTGGCCCGAGGTTGCGCTTTCGGTTACTAAGCACGTTAGACGCAAAATAATCCCGTTCCTTACTGATCGCGGCGTTAATCGTGTCGAGGCTCGGGCGATTGCTGGGCACAAGGAAGCTCATCGATGGCTGGAATTGCTCGGCGCCGTCGATGGGGGGCCCCTTGAAGATTACGGGCACCGCCGAGAAACCTATCACCTATTCTCATGGACGCGAACGAGGACCGTTGATAATGTGCATTTTCTCTGCCCCCGCGATCCCATCGATCCCGGCGCCGCCGCCTGTGGTTCCGCCGCCGATCGCTAATCCCGCGGATGTCGCGAAATTAAACCGCTCTTCTTCAGGAAAAAGGCGGCGGTTACTTGCGGCGAAGGGACGCTCGAATACGATCAAGACATCCGCTCTCGGTGACACCTCGGCTGCGCCGGTTGTTCGTAAAACTGCCCTTGGGGCCTAGTTGTGTGCGTCGATAGTACCCCGGCAGAACCCGACAACCCATCGACCCCCAGGGGCCGTCCTGGCGGCTATCATCGTGGCAAGGGGGGCGGCGGCTTTGACCGGCCCGGGGATGTACCCGGAAGTGATTATTCATTCGGGATTGGCCCCTTTGGCGCTATTGCTTCCATTGCGTCTCAGTTTACGCCGCTCGGTTTTGTTGGCCGTCAGGTTATGAGCGCGGGCGGCGGTATTATTGATGCGTTAACGGAGCAGAAGAATGTTGCAACGGTTGGGGTCAACACAAGCCGCACCGAGGTGGACATTGATCTGCCGGGAGTTCGCGCCGCGGAAGCGGCCATTACCGAAAGCCGCCGCGGTGCCGCCGCCGCCGCGAGTGCCGCGGGGCGCGGTGGAAGCTCGGCCCGCAATCGAGATGCGCTCGGCAACCCGGATGCGCCGCCTGAGGATATCAACGGCGGCGAGGATCCTGACGCCGCTGAGATCCGCCGCTTGAACCGACTAGGCGCAACGTCGGCGCTTGGCGACTAATGTGTGGTCAAGCCCCGGCGGGCAACCAGAGCCGCGGCCGCCGCCCTGCGATTGGATCCGCTGGTGCTCGATTGGATAGAGCGCAACGCGCAACCTCTGCCACTGGGCGGGGGGGCACGGTGAAACGCGGCGTTGCCAATACTGTTCTGAGTGGAGCGCCCCGCAACTCGGGCGTTGACGCGCTTCGCAAGACGACGTCGATTGGAGTTTGAGCATGGCAGAAACCGGCGTTGACAATATCGATGAGATCTTCAAGCGCTATGAGGGGA